CCGCCTCTTTTGTCCGCTTCGCTCATTGCGTAAATGCTGATTTTATTTGCGGTGATAATCGGCCATGCATCTGCCGGGTCGCTTGTAAATGAAAAACCATATTGCACGCGCTTTGGTGTGCCCTCGTTTATCACGAAACACGCCCTTCCAGAAACGTCATAACAATTCCAATTTTTTATATCTGGATGAATGCAAATGGCAGCTCGTTTGTTAATTTCAAAGTCGCTTAGCTTGCTGTAATCCATCACATCCCCCTCTGCTTATTCTTAAGCTCGATCTCTTCCTGGCAACTGGCACACATCTGGCAGCCTGGAACGGCAGCGCGCCGCGGCGCTGGGATATCCTCGCCGCATTCCGCGCAATACTCTGCTGATACGGCGTTGTGGTCGATGCGGTGAGAGGAAAGGGCAGCGTTACGCTGAAGCTCTTCAATTTCTGATGCGTTATCGATGATGTCGGCCATGGTCAATGCTCCCGGAACTGTCGGTTAATACGGTTGAATGTGAACGCCAGCAATAAAAAAGGCCGCTTTAGCGACCTGGTGATTAGTGCCTTCATGCAGCGCCGCCTTCATTCTTCTCGGCTTCGACCGCCATCTGCTCAAGCCGTCGTGAAAGCTCGGCGGACAGCGTCTGGAATTCTTCCTCGGTCGCCACCGGGATCGGCACGAAGCGAATCCCGATATGTGCGAGGTGGTTGGCGATTTCGAGGCTTTTTCTCAAATCAACTGGTGAGGCTCTGTTCATGCGGCGCGATCCTCTTCCTGGAAGATAATTCCCATTTCCAGCTTCTCGGCTAGGGCATTCTCCGCGCGGGCGCCAGCTGATTTTTCCCAGCCACGCAGCATGAAAACAGCATCAGCACAGCGAAGCATTGATAGGCAGATGTCCATATACTCCGCCTGAGTTAATCCATCCGGGAGCAGTGCGGGATTAAGCACAACATGACCTTTCGCCCCGAGAGAGACATGTGCATGGTTAAAAGCGGCGCGGTTAAAATCTGGTAGGCCGCTCATTGGCCCGGCGATGTATATTTTCACTATTCAACTCCGAAGCGGCGATTAAGCCGCCCTGTGTATACGACGAAATCCAGGAGGCTAACTCCCAGAGCTTCAATTTTCTTGTGATGCTTGTTGATGATGGGAGGGACTGTATCGTTCCAGTTAGGCTTTGGCTTCTTGCGCATGGCCTGCTGGATTTCCTCGGTGCAGCGGCGGCAGGCGGCGCGGATGGCGTTTTCATTTGCTGGCGTCATGCGGCCTCCCGACGGGCGAGAAGTTTTGCCCCGAAAGCCATCAGCTCGTCCCGGTCCACAGTTGCGAAGTGGCAGTGTGTACGCGGGTACGATCGCCAGATAATGAGCATGCTGCCTTTATTATTTCCGCTGACTGGCTTACCGGTGACCGGGTTGATAAATGCCAGCCGCCCGGCGGTGATGAAGCGAACCTCGCTGGCGGTCTGGATAGCTTCCTTGAACCAGCCAACAGAAGTATCTGCCGGTACCAGCATGACCGTGCCGATCTGATTGGCGCTCTCGGCAGCGGCCTTCTTAACGAACGGCGTGATATCGCTGTATGGCGGGTTCAGCCAGACGTAGCCAGGAACATTCAGGTAATCAGCCCATGGCGTTTCCAGCGTGTTCTGCTCGGCGGTGATGAACTTCCTGCACAGTGTGTTATGCGGTGCTGCGGCGGCATCAAGCTGGAAGCAGAACTCAGCATCAAGGGAAGCGAAGAGGGCGGGTGGAGTGCGCCAGAGGTCGCGTTGGTCAGGCGGGGTTTTACTTCCACCATAATCACCATTCATCTTCTCGGCTGGAAGCGCAGCGGAGATACGCTCGCCAATCCATCGCATTACCGGTACCGCCATGCTATTGCCGATAGCTTTGTAGCGCGGCCCGTCCGGGCATTCAGCAGCATCATTTCCGCGCCATCCGATCAGTGTGTGATCGTCCGGAAAACCCTGAAGGCGCTCACACTCAATCGGTGTTAGGCGGCGAACCTGCATACCCCACCCGATAGCCCTTACACCCATGCCTGCACGGCCGCCATTCGGCGTCAACAGCGCGTTGGCTGTGCCGTCATTTCTCACCTCGACCGTACTTCCTTCTGAGCGCCCACGGATTGCCAATGTGAATGGTTCAGTAACTATCGCGTTTTCCTGTCCGTTGTTGCGCCCAAGAGTGTGCGCCAGTTCTCGGTTGGTGTCAGGATCCTGCGTACCGTGCACTGCGAAAGTTTCCACTTCAAAGTCTATTCTCTGTCCTTTCGCTGTCAGGCAGGCTGCAACATCGATGTTTCCACTGGTATTTCCGCCGCCGAAAGCCACAACTGGGACACCTCTCCCGGTTCCGTCCTCACTGCCATCAAACCCTTCACCCTTTAATGTGTGGCTAACGTCACCATTAGCGCACTCAGCTGTCAGGTGTCCTGCTTGTGCCTGATTGTCGTCAGCGCCACACGTTCCAACGCCTCGTGCAGTAAGGGCGGCAACAGCCTTTTGCGTTTCTCTGCGCGGCGCAGAATCCCGGCGCACGCTGTCGAGCTCAAAAAGTACCTTTGCGGGATCGAATCCTTTTCGAGCACTTGCGACAACGAACACACGGCGGCGTCGTTGGGCCACTCCGAAAAATTGAGCATCAAGGACGCGCCAGGCGATAACCCTTTCTGGTCCAGACACACAACCAGCGTGCGTCCATTTTCCCCCTGCTGGCTGCAACTCACTGCTTTCTCCGGCAAGTCCTGCCAGAAAGCACCCGAAGGCATTGTCTTTGCTGCTGAGCACGCCGGGGACGTTTTCCCAGACGATGATTGATTCTGGTTCACCGCGTTCGCGGCGTTTTGCGTCGATTGCATTGGCTAATTCCACGTAAGAGAGGGTTAACTGGCCTCGGTCGTCAGACAGGCCTTCACGTAAGCCGGCGATGCTGAATGCCTGGCAAGGCGTACCACCGACCAGGACATCAGGCGCTTCAATTTCACCAGCGCGCACCGCATCGGCGATTTTGGTCATGTCGCCAAGATTGGTTACTTCCGGCCAGTGATGGGCGAGGACTGCGGATGGGAATGGTTCGATTTCAGAGAACCAGGCAGGTATCCAGCCGAGAGGTTCCCACGCTTTACTGGCAGCTTCGATACCGCTGCACACGCTTCCGTATTTCATGCCGCCTCCTGCCTTTCCCGATATTCCTCAGCGAGACGCTGCGCCTTTAATGGATTGCTGACCACTTCACCCCATGGCATTAGCCAGCCGTTACCAATGAAGGGAAGGCACAGTGAGCCAACCCTGATGTCGTCGTGAGCATGAGTCATAGGATGGACTCCATTTCGTCTATGTAGAGGCCAGCGGCAATCAGGCGGCTACGGCGGGCGGCACGTTCAATGCACTCCTGCCGCCTACCTTCCTGCGATTGCTCTATGGCGCGCCGGGTGAAAAGCCGCGATTTACCCTGCGGTGTTACGACCTTCGGCTTCGTAACGAGGTCGAAAGCGCGGTCGCAGATGCCGTCCTCGTTCAGCCATTTCTCCGACTCAACTATCTGCGCTATCTGTCCGGACCCGCGGGTAATACCGTTGGCGACCCGGTTAAACTCGACGAGCGTCACGCCAAACTTCTCTGCGATTTCGCTGCCGGTTACCGGGCGGCCGCGCGTCTGAATCATCCAGATAACGCGCTCACGAAGGCCGGAGAATTGCCCGGTTCGCCCGGGCCTGCGGTAGAATGGTGTGCGTTTCATTTCCACTGCTCCCCGAACGTGAAGCCGATTTCCGCCAGCGCCTCGTCCATCTTCTCAATAAACTCCGGCACCATTTCGTTGAAATCGGTCATGTACTGTGGATCCCGCTCAACGACGACATGGTGAATGCCTTCGCGTTTCATGCGAGGGTCGTAGTTGGCAAAAAACCAGGCATCTTTCCCGGTCACCCACATGCTGTACTGCACCTGGGCCATGTACGCAGACTTGATGGCTTCGAAACCGCCAAGGCGGAATTTCATGAAGTCTCGAGAGGTGAACGGGCATTTCAATTCGAGGCCGAAATCGTTACTGCAAAGGCCGTCAGGGGAGCACGCAGTGCGCATGCTCTCGTCACGGAACAGGATCGGAGACTCCGTGACTTTCACGTCGGTGGTGAACTCGAAGAGGATGCGGGCGTCTTCTTCATACTGCTTGCCCCAGGCCAGCGCCTTGGCATTAACCTCTGGCGCGACGCCTGTGCATACCTCGGCAAGCAGCGTGTGGAAGTAGGACATTTTCATATCTGTCCACTTCTTCCCCGATCGTGGCTTGGATATGACGTTGTGCACTTCAGAGGCGGTGATAACGCCGAGGCGCAGCCGGTGCCACGCCTCGTCGCCTTGCTGGATAGTGGTTACGTCAATACCGGTCCGGGCAAGGATAATTTCTGGTGTCATGCTGCCGCCTTAGCCCTTTTCTGAAGGAAGTCAAACCCTTTCTGCGCCTCTTCTTCAGTGAGTTCTGACGCCTCAAGAATTTGCCGTTTGAAGATGTCGCTGCACAGTGGGAGGAAGTCTTTCTCCCAGTCTTTATCCAGGGCTGTTAAGAGATCGGTGATCGCCTGGAGCGTTTCTTCGCTTGCTGCTGGTGGAAGTGATTCTGTTGTGCTGCGGGGAGTGACGTCACGCATATCAACATCCAGTGATTTTCCTTCCATTTCTTCGGCGGTAGGCTGCTGTCCAATCTCAGGCCATGCCTTACGCAACGCCTGGGCTTCTGCGCATTTAGCCAGCTGGCCGTATGGGCGCTTTTTCCACATCGCGTTCGGCGCCGTGGTGTCGCGGCCGCCGGTGGCGTAGTTTTCAATCCAGTATTCTTTGGCGCTGAACTCGACGATCTCTCCGCTGGGCATGCGCTTGTAGACGGTATATTTGCACCACTGAGGGAAGGTCACCTCGACACCAGTAAGCGTCAGAGTTACGTCTGGCCCGAACTCGGGCTCGCGGGCCCCGGCATAATCGCCGGAGCGATCCGCCTGAATCCGGTAAAGCCCGATACCCGGCATGACCACGTCACGCCATTCACTCTTACCTGTTCTCGAGTCTTTGACGCTCATCGGCACGAGATGGACAGGCTTCAGTAGAGGATCCAACTGGCGGGCGCGGCAGTAATCGAGCGCCATCATTACCGATTCGTCTTTTGCGCCAGGGTAGATACTGTTCTTCAGCGCGCTCCAGGTAGCGACATCGATACCTTTTTCCGCCAGCGTACTCGCTGTGATTGTTAATTCGTTTGCCATCGTTAATCCCCTCAAAAATTAAAACGGGCAGCCGGTACGGTGTTCCCAGTCGTATTCCGCCTGGGCGTAAGCAACTGCCGAAATGAAATCGTTGTAGGCCTCGCCAGCTTTATCGCTGCGAAGTCCTTCGTATGGGCTGGAGTCAATCGGAACCGTGAAGTGGAAGAGGCCGGACGGCTCTTTTGGCATCATGTCGATAATTTGCTGCGCCCGGTCGTCGACCCACTTCTCTTTCTCATCATCGAGCTGTTGCTCAGCCCAGCGCCGATCTTCGATGCGGTCGTAAGTGAGGTATGCGTTCATG